ATGACGCAAGATCAGACCGCCGCGATCGGGTCCGCGATCAACGCGGTGATACGCGATCGGATCCGGGATCTGCGCGAGCGCGCCGGCCTCGGCCGGGACGAACTCGCCGAGCGGGCCCGCGAGCATGGCGCGCCGGAGTCGTTCACCGCCAACGTGGTCGGCTTTTTGGAGCGTGGCCGCCGCGGGCTGACGCTGGAGGAGTTGTTCGCGCTCGCCGGCGCGATCGAGGTCACGCCGCTGGAGCTGCTCGGCGACCAGGCGGCAGTGCTGATCGGGGAGGGCCAGGCCGACGCGCCGGTGTGCCCGAGCTGCGGCGGCGAGGCCGGTCAGCTGGAGACCACCGTCCGCGCCGACGTCGGCAAGCTCGGCGAGCTGGGGCCGCTGGAGGAAACCCTGACGCGCACGGCGGTCCGGATCGCCGCCGAGATCGACGCGCTGCGCGGTGACGCGGTCAAGGAACTGCCGCGGCTGACGCGGGAGCTGCGCGCGGCGGTCGAGCAGATCCTGAACGGACGGCGCGCGGTGCCGGATCCGGATGACGAGGACGACCTTGACGATCTCGGCTCCCCCGATTGATCAGGAGTACGCCGAACGGGTCCGCGAAGAGTACGGGCTGACCTGCCTGCCCCGGTGGGGCACCCGCCGCAACTTCGACCGGCCCACCCTCGGCGGGAAGGCGGCGAAGGTCGCCCGGGCGCTCGGCACCCCCTACATGCCGTGGCAGCGCTACACCGCGGACATCGGCCTGGAGATCGACCTCGACACCGGGCTGCTGGCGTACCGGGGTGTGGACCTGACGGTGCCCCGGCAGTCGGGCAAGACCACCACGGTCCTGTCCATCGCCGTGCACCGGGGCAACGCGTGGCCGAGGCAGCGGATCCTCTACGGCGCCCAGACCGGCACCGCCGCCCGCGAGAAGTGGGAAGACGAGCAGCTGCCGATCCTGGAGGCGGCCAAGGCTTTCCAGGGCAAGTACCGCGTCCGCAAGGCCAACGGCCGTGAGGCGATCCTGTGGACCAAGACCCGGTCGATCCACACCCTGACCACCAACAAGGAACAGTCCGGCCACGGCAAGATCCTCGACCTGGCCCTGCTCGACGAGTACTTCGCGCAGGTCGACTACCGCCTCGACCAGGCCACCGGCCCGGCGATGATCACCCGGCTCAACGCGCAGAAGTGGCGGCTGTCCACGGCCGGGACCAGCCGGTCCGTGCCGTTCAACGCGATGCGCGCCCGGGGTCGCGCCGCCGTCGAGCAGGGTCGCCAGTCCAAGATCGCGTTCTTGGACTGGTGCGCGCTGCCGGGCATGGACCGCACGGACCCGGCGACGTGGCGCAGCTGCATGCCGGCGCTGTGCCCGGCCCCGGTGCGCGGCGTGTGCCGCTGTTCGAAGGAGTGGCGGCACACCGTCACCGAGGACGCGGTGGCCGCCGAGCTGGAGGCGATGGCCGCCGACCTGGCCGAGTTCGACCGCGCGTACCTGAACATCGCCCGCGAGGAGGGCGAGGTCGACCGCGACCCGAACGTGCCCACCCCGGAGGAGTGGGAGCTGCTCGCCGACGAGGACAGCGTCGGTACCGAGATCGTCGCGATCGCGATCGACATCACTCCCAAGCGCGACCACGCCGCGATCGTCGCCGCCGGCTTCGACCCGGCCGGTCTGCCCCGCATCGTGGTGCTGGAGCACGGCGAGGGCACCGGCTGGCTGCTGGAGAGCATCAAGAAGTGGCACGCCAAGTTGCGGCCGGTCGCCTGGGCCCTCGATGAGAAGTCCCCGGCGGCGACCCTGGTCCTGCCGATGGACCGTGCCGGCATCCCGCGCATGAAGGAGCGCAAGGAGGACTGGGAGCGGGGCCACCTGTGGATTCCGTCGGTGCCGCAGTACGGCGCCGCGTGCGGCGACTTCACCGACGCCGTCCGACAGGGGCTGTTGGTGCACCTCGGCCAGGGGGAGCTCGCGGTCGCGATCGACGGCGCGGCGAGCCGGCCGCTGGGCGACGGACTCTGGGCGTGGGCGCGCAAGATCGCCTCCGCGGACATCTCCCCGCTGGTCGCCGCGTCGGTCGCGCTGGCCGCGCTGCTGCGCTTCCAGGACCTGGTCCACCCGGCCGCCGTGGCGGCCGCGCGCAGCACCCCGCCGCCGGCCGGCGACGTCTACCGCCCCGCGGGGCGACTGTCGATCTGAGGAGGCTCGATGCGGATCACGGTGAGCATCCCGAGCGTGCAGGCCCCGACGCTGGTGTCCAACCTGTTGGGCGTGGCCGGGCTGCTCGGCCTGGTCGTCGCCGTCGGCGCGCTGGCCGGCAACTGGTGGTGGTCGGTGCTGCTGGGCTCGCTGGCGGCGGTCGGCCTGGCGTGGGTGGCCCACACCCACGCGCAGGCCTCCGCCCGCCCGGCCGACGCCGTCGCCAGCGCGACGTCGACCCGTGAGGTCGGGTCGGCGTGAGGTCGTGGATCTTCCCCGCCCTCGACCGGCGGGTGGTCGAGGCGACTCCGCAGCAGGTGATCGCGACCGGTGCCGCCGGCGCGGCGTACAGCGGTGACGGCGTCGACGGCGAGCGGGGCTGGCGGCGGGCCGGCACCGGCGGGCACCGGGAGGTGCCGTGGTGGACGCTGGAGAAGGCCCGGATCTACTCGGTGGCGGCGTACCGGGTCAACCCGATGGCCCGCGCGATCATCGACACGTACACCTCGTTCTGCGTCGGCGACAGCGGGGTGTCCTACCAGGTGACCAACCCGCAGGTCGCCGCGATCGTCGACGAGTTCTGGCACGACCCCCGTGTGCAGCTGGGCGGGCTGCAGGAGCGGCTGCTGCGCGACCACCTGCTGATGGGCGAGACCGCGCTGCAGCTGCTCGTCGGCGAGCTGTCCGGCGTCACCCGGATCTGCCCGACGCCGATCAGCCAGATCACCGACGTGCGTCTCGCCGGCGGCAACCCGCTGTGGCCGGCCGAACTGGTGTTCGGCGACGGCGGCGCTGGCGGGCTGGCGCTGTCGGTGGCCGCCGTCAACGACCTGACCGGACTGCGCGAGGGCAAGGTCATGTGGTGGCGGTCCTGGATGGCGCTGATCGACGACCTGCGCGGTGAGCCGTTCCTCGCGCCGATCCTGGACCACCTGGACTCCTACGACCAGGTGATCTCCAACCTGATCGACCGCACCGCGCTGGCCCGCTACCTGGTGTGGGACGTGACCGTGGAGGGCGACCAGAACGCCGTCAACGAGTTCGTGGCTGCCCGGGGCGGTATGCACACTCCGCCGTCGGGGGCGGTGGAGGTCCACAACGACAAGGTCACGTGGAAGCCGCAGACTGCGGAGACCCGCGCGGAAGAGGACTCGATCGCCGGCAAGAACGTGCTGACCCTGATTGCCGGCGGCGCTGGGCTGGCCAAGACGTGGCTGGCCGAGCCGGATGGCGCGAACCGGGCCACGTCGCTGACGATGGCCGAGCCGGTGCGCCGGCGGGTCGGCGGGGTGCAGAAGATGTGGCTGGGCTACCAGACCGAGCTGCTGCGCTTCGTCGTCGACCAGGCGGTGCGGGCCCGGCGGCTGCCGCAGCTGGTGACCGCGCAGGACCCACGCACCGGCCAGCAGTGGCAGATCCCGGCCGCGCAGACCGTCACCGTCACCGGCCCGTCCATCAGCGCCTCCGATGCCGAGTTCACCGCCAAGATCCTGCTCAACCTGTCGACCGGGTTGGAGAAGATGGTCAAGGCCGGGGCGCTCTCCGCCGAGGCGGCGCGTATCGCCGCCCGCAAGGCGTGGGAGGACTACATGGGTGTGCCGTACACGGCGGACCTGGACTCCCCGGACGCCAACCCGGACGACGTCGCCCAGGCCGTCGACGACGCCCAGCGGGAGCAGCGCGACGCTGCTGCAGGGAAGGGCTTCGACCCGTACCAGCCGCGCGACAAGGACGGCCGGTGGAGCCACACCCCGGGTGGGGACCTCGGCGGCCCGGATCCGCCGGCGCTGCCGCGCCGCCGGGATCGCCCCGGCACCGGAGACGCTTTCAAGCCGCGGCCGCCGGCCCGGCACCTGCTGCGCACCGGCGCGTCTGGTGACCGCAATCGGCTCACCCGGGAGTGGGCGTCGGTGCTCGACGGCACCTACGCCGGCCTGACCGTCCGCACCACCAGCGCCGACCCGGAGAACTTCGACGGCCTGACGCTGGTGATGGCCGACGCCGAGATCCTCGACGACGACGGCAACCGGGTCGGGCAGCTGCTGCGGGCCATTGTCGACGGCGATGACGGCCCGTACGCCGTGCACGGGTATCTCAAGCTGGATCCGCACGTGCAGGGCGGCGGCTTCGCCCGCGCCCTCAACGCGCACCTGGAGCGCTGGTACCGGCAGGCCGGGGTGACCCACATCGAGCTGAAGGCGAACATCGACGTGGGTGGGTACGCGTGGGCGCGGGCCGGCTACGACTTCAAGAGCCCGGCCGACGCCATCCGCATCATCGGCCGGCTGGAGGACTACGTCGGCCGCGCCGAGCGGGGCCTGCTGAACATCCCGGCCGACCGCGTCGACGAGCAGATCCGGGCGGCGGACGAGCTGCTGGAGCGGGCGCGCACCAGCACGTTCGGGACGGTCGACTTCCCCAGCGCGTACGAGATCGCGATGCTCGGGTGGTGGCCCGGCGCTGGCCGCGACGACGTGTGGATCGGCAAGGTTACGCTGTTGGGATCCGCATGGAACGGGGTGAAGCCGCTGTGAACATGGATCCCGAGCGTCGCCGCCGGCTGGTCGCCCTCGGCGACCTACACCGCGAGTGGGCCGAGAAGCACGACACGTCCACGCCGTTCGACCCGGACGGCCGGCCGCAGGGCAGCGACTACAACCAGCACCACGTCGACGTCGAGGCCGCCGCCGCGGACGAAGCCGATTTCGTCCGCCGCGCTGACCGGATCATGGGCGTCGACAGGTAGCCCGCCCGCCCTTTCGCCCTTCCGTCTCCGAACGCCTCCCGGCACGCCCGGGGGGCGTTCGTGCGTCCTGGCCCCGAGCAGGGCCGCCCCGACCTCATCTGTGGAGGAGCCATGTCCCTGTCCCGCGAGCAGGCCGCCCAGGCGCTGGGCATGAAGGTCCGCGAGATCATCGCCGTCGACCGCGTCGACAGCGGGTACGCCGTCACCACGCACGACGGGCAGCGCACGCTCGTCGACGCGCACGGCCAGCGCGTCGACCGCGACGCCGTCCACCCGGCGCCGGCCGGCGACCCGGTCACGCCGGCGACGCCGGCCGACCCGGCCACCCCGGTGGCCCCGGCCGTCACCGAGGTGCCCGACGGCACCGCCGACGCCGTGCTCAAGTGGGTCGACGGTGACCCGCAGCGCGCCCAGGCCGCCCTGGCTGCCGAGAACGCCCGGGAGAAGCCGCGCACCACGCTGGTCGAGGCGCTGGAGCGCCTGACCCAGGGATGACCGACGTCGACGACGCGGCGCCGGCCGGCGCGGACGGCACGCCGCCGGTCGAGCCGACCCGCGTGCGGGAGGTCGACCACGCCGAGCCGGACCCACCACCGCCGCCGCGCCGGGTGACCGAGGCGAGCACCACCGTGTCGGCCGGGTCCTGCATGGTCTGCCTCGACCTGCCCGACGACGTCGCCGCGCAGCTCGCCGTGCCCGGCGGGCTGCCGGCCGGCGAGCTGCACGTCACCCTCGCCTACCTCGGCAAGGAGCTGACCGACGCCCAGCGCACCCGGGTCGCCGACATCACCGCGGCGGTGGCGGCCGCGCACCCGCCGCTGGCCGGCCGGCTCGGCGGCCTCGGCCAGTTCCCGCCCGGCGACGACGGTGTGCCGGTGTGGGCACCGGTGGACGTGCCGGGCCTGGCCGAGCTGCGCCAGGACCTGGTGCAGCGGCTGACCGCCGCCGGGCTGCCCGTCGCCGGCGGCCGCGGCTACACCCCGCACCTGACCCTGACCTACCTCACCGGCCCGGACGAGCCGCTGCCGGACCCGGTGCCGCCCACCCCCGTGCGGTTCGCCGACCTGACGTGGACCCACGGGCCGACCTGGACGGCGGTGCCGCTCGCCGGCGCGGCGGCGAACTCGAGGACGGAGACACCAGCAGTGAGCGAGAGCACCCACCCGGACCGGGTGCCCGGCCGGGTGGTCGAGGCCAAGGGCACCAACGCCGCCGGCGGCCGCGTCTTCCGCGTCCGCATCATCGCCGCCGGCGAGAGCAAGAACCGGCGCCGGTACCCGCAGCCGGTCCTGGCCGCCGCGGCGTCGCTGTACGAGGGCGCGCAGGCCTACGACCACCACCGCACCGAGGACGAGCTGCGCACGTCGACGATCGCCGGGCTGGTCGGCTCGTACCGCAACGTGACGCCGGAGGCGGATGGCCTCTACGCCGACCTGCACCTGCTGCCCAGCGCCACGCACGCCGCCGAGGCCCTTGACGCTGCCCTGGCCGCGCAGGAAGCGGGCCTGCGGTCGCTGGTCGGCATCAGCCACGACGTCCTCGCCACCTGGAAGCCGATCGCCGAGGGCGGCCAGCGCGTCGAGGAAGCCACCGCGATCGTGCGCGTGCTCTCCGCCGACCTGGTCGCGGACCCGGCCGCCGGCGGCATGGCGACCCGCATGGTCGCCGGCGGCACCACCGACATCACCGACCGGTCGGGCACGGAGCCCTCCGGACACAGCAAGGAGGGAGAGTCCACCGTGACTGCACCACTGAGCACGGACGCCGTGCTCGCCGCGCTCGCCGACGCCAGCCCGGAGCAGCTGGCCGCCGTCGGCCTGGCCAAGGCCGGCCCCGCCGCCGGCGAGGGCACCGGGGAGGCCGCCGGCGCCGGCGGTGACGCCGGGCCGACCGGCGCGGCGACGGGCGCGACGGAGAGCGTCCAGCGCGTCGGCGAGGCCGCCCCGCTGGCCAAGACCTCGTTCATGGGCTCGCTGATGATCCGCCACAAGGTCGAGGCCGCCGGCCTGCCGATCGCCGTGGTCGAGTCGGTCACCGCCGCGCTGCCCGACCAGATCACCGAGAGCGTCGTCGACGCGCAGGTCGCCTCGATCAAGGCGGGCCTGGCCGTCGTCGAGCGCGCCGGCCTGGTCGGCGCCGCCACCATCGGCCCGGCCCGGGTCACCAAGGAGTCCCAGGAGAAGAAGACGGCCGCGCTGGACGCGTTCTTCGACGGGGACTACTCCAAGGGCTACCGGTCCTTCCGCGAGGCGTACCTGGACATCACCGGCTACCGGCCGCAGGCGTGGGGTGAGGACCTCAACCGCAAGATCCTGCGCGAGTGCTTCGGCGCCGGCTTCGACTCCGCCGTGCGCGGCAGCGAGTCGATGACGTCGGCGAGCTGGGCGCAGGTCCTGGGCGACTCCATCACCCGGCGGATGATCAAGCTGTACTCGCAGCCGGCGCTGCAGAGCTGGCGCAAGATCGTCTCCGACGTCGTGCCGGTCAACGACTTCCGCGAGCAGAAGCGCGTGCGCATCGGCGGGTACGGCACCCTGCCGGTGGTGCCGGAGGGTGCCCCGTACCAGCCGCTGCCCAGCCCCGGGGACGAGGAGGCCGTCTACCGGGTGATCAAGCGCGGTGGCACCGACGATCTGACGATCGAGATGATCGCCAACGACGACATCGGCGCCATCCGCAACATCCCCCGCCTGCTGGGCCTGGCCGCCGCCATCACCCTGTACCGGTTCGTCTGGGACACGCTGATCACCAACGTGGTCTGCACCTACGACAGCACGGCGCTGTTCCACGCCAACCACGCCAACACCGACAACCCGGCGGTGCTCAACGCGACCAGCCTGGGCGTGGGTCGGCGCAAGATGCGCAAGCAGGCCGCCTACGGCGACACCACCAACATCCTGTCGCTGACGCCGAAGCTGATCGTGGTGCCGGCCGAGCTGGAGGAGGTGGCCTTCCAGCTGACCACCTCGGCGGTGGCGGTCACCGCCAACGCCGACGCCACGGTGCCGAACCTGCACCGGGGGATGGACTTCGAGGTCCTGGACTACTGGACCGACGCCAACGACTGGTTCCTCACGGCGGACGCGAACATGTGTCCGCTGCTGGAGGTCGGCTTCTACCAGGGCCGGCAGGAGCCGGAGCTGTTCACCCAGGCCGACGCCAACACCGGAACGATGTTCAACGCGGACAAGTACACGTACAAGATCCGCCACATCTACAGCGGCACCCCGCTGGACCACCGCGGCTTCTACCGCGGCGGCAACTGATCAGACGCCGGGCCCGCGCCGACGCCGGGCCCGGCGTCTGACCGTCCACCATCCCTGTTCGCAACGACCAGCGAGGGAGCAGCATGAGCGTCCAGTTCAAGGAGCTTCGCGGCGATCTGGCATTCGGCGTGCCAGTCCCGCCCACCGCCGCCGGCACCGCGATCGAGGTGCCGATCGTGCGCCTGCCGTTCGGCGCGCAGATCACCGAGATCGCGTGGGTGCCCGGGGCGGCGATCACCGCCAACGGCGGCAACTACTTCACCCTGACCGCCCGCAACCGGGGGACCGGCACCGGGTCGGTGGTGATGGCGACCCGGGCCTACAGCAGCGTCAACGGGGTGGCCACCACCCCGGAGGTGCTGACCCTGTCGTCGACCGAGACCGACCTGCAGCCGGCCGCCGGGGACGTGCTGACCGCGCACTTCACGCACACCGGCACCGGCCTGGCCATCCCGGCCGGTCTGGTGCAGGTCAAGCTGCGGATCCGCTGATGATGGTCGGGGCGACGCCGGTGGCGCTGACCGGCGCCGGGCAGGTCATCGCCGCCGGCCCGGCCGTCTACCGGGGGTACAGCATCAGCGCCAGCGACGCGGCGACGGTGCGGATCTGGGATCACCCCTCGGCCGCGTCGGGCACCCTGCTGGACACCATCGCCCTCGCGGCCGGCGAGTCGGCCGGCGCCTGGTACGGCGACGGCGGGCTGCGCGCCGCCCGCGGCGTGTACGTCGAGGTGGTCACCGGCACGGTCGAGGGATCGGTCCGGATCGGCTGATGGGCACCCTGACCCGCGTCGCCCGCACCGCGGCGGCGACCCTGACGCACATCTTCGAGGGCGCCGGCGAGGACCCGGTCGACGCCGGCGACGTGACGGTGACCGCCACCGGCCCCGACGGGCTGGTGGCGTTCACCGGCGCCGCGACCCGCGACGCCGGCTCCGGCGCGTACACCTACCCGATGCCGGCGCAGGCCTCGCTGACCCTGCTCGACGTCGCCTGGTCCGGCACCGTCGACGGGGCCGTCGTCGTCGAGCGCGACCAGGTCGAGATCGTCGGCGGATTCCTGTTCTCGCTTCGGCAGGGGCGGGACTCCGACCCGTCGCTGCGGGACACCACGAAGTACCCGATCGCCGACCTGACGCGGGCCCGCACCGAAGTCGAGCAGGAATGCGAGTGGATCTGCGACCAGGCGTGGGTGCCCCGGTACCGGCGGGTGGTCCTCGACGGCAGCGGCAGCGTCGACCTGATCCTGCCCACCGGCGGCGACGAGTGGCGCGGCGGCGTGCTCATGCGCGGCGTGCGGACCGTCCGCGCGGCGTCCATCGCGCCCCGCTACGGGCAGCCGGCCGTGCCGCTGACCGGCGACCAGCTCGCCGCCCTCGCGATGCGCCCGGGCGGGATGCTGCGGCGCAGCGACGGGGAGGTCTGGACCGCCGGCGACGGCAACGTGGTCGTCGAGTACGAGTACGGCGCCGATGCCGCCCCGGCCGACCTGGTCCGCGCCGCCCTGACCCGCTTCCGGGACCGGTTGAACTTCGACAAGCGGCAGGTCCCCGACCGGGCCGTGTCGTTCACCGTCGCGGAGATGGGCACCTACCGGCTGTCCCTGCCGGACAAGTACCAGACCGGCATCCCCGAGGTCGATGCCGCCTACGCCCGCTACTCCCGCCGGGTGTCCGACAGCGCCGACGGCGGGCCCGCGCCGGCGAGCCGGACGTTGGACTTCGACCCGCAGTGGCACTCGCTGTATCACGGCGGCCGCCGGTGAGGACCGAGGCCCTGCTGTGCAAGCGGGCCCTGTTCGACCGGCTGGTCATCCAGACCGAGCAGGGCCTGCCGCTGGCCGGCCTGCAGGTGGCCTACGCCTGGCCCGGCCGCACCGCCGAGCGGGAGTGCCTCTACGGGGGCGGCGTGCGCTGGACGCGCGCCTCGGCCGGTCACGACGGCCGCGGCGAGCTGTGGCTGGAGACCGCCACCATCGGCCTCTACATCCGGGTGACCTGTCCCGGCGCCGACGTCGCTGACACCGACGCCCGCTGCGTGGAGATCGGGGAGGCCGTCGAGACGCTGCTGGCCGCGCAGCCCGAGCTGGCCGGCGGCTACACGTACCTGCAGATGGCCAGCGGCAGCGCCGACTACGCCGGCGACGACGACGCGGTGACCAGCATCTTGGCCTATCAGGCCACCTGCCAGTACTACCTCGACTGATCCAAGGGAGGACCTGTGGCGACAGTGGGTGTGGGGGTGATCGGCCGCGCGGCGAACGTGACCGAGCTGGCCCCCAACGCGGCCAGCAGCGGCGGGGACAAGTTCACCGCCGGCCGCGACGTGTGGCTGCACCTGGAGAACACGTCCGGAGCGCCGATCACCGTGACCGTGGCGACGCCGGGCACCGTGCGCGGGCTGGCGATCGCGGACCTGGACATCGTCGTCCCGGCCGGCGGGTACGCCGTGCGGGGCCCGTGGCCGGCCGACACGTTCGGCGACGCCGCCGGCCTGGTCTCGCTGGCGTACTCGACGCACGTTGGCCTGTCCTTCGGGGCGTGGAAGGTCGGTGCGTGATGGGGCGGACGGAGAAGCCGACCCGGGCCGAGACGGTGCCGGCCAGCGGCGAGGTCCCGCAGGCGCCGGTGGCCACGGAGCCGGGCTGCACGCACCCGGACTGCGTGCTGGAGCACCCGCACGCCGGCCCGGCCGTGCTGGCGGCGCAGGCCTCGCCGGCCGACGGCGTCGACGAGCCGGCCGGGGACGTCGACGAGCACGACCAGGCGCAGCGGCGGGTGGTCGACGCGCAGGCCGCCCTGGACGCCGCCCGCGCGGCCGCGGCGGCGCAGCTGCCCGGTGCCGGGTACGTCATTGCCACCGAGGCGCTGTACCTCGCTGGCGGTGCCCGGGCGCACCGGCCCGGCGGCCGGGTGCCGGTCGGCAACGTCGAGCCCAACGGCTGGCACGGCCTCGTCAGGCCGCCGGAGCCCGGCGAGTAGCGGGCCACAGTGCCGGTCGAGCTGGTCCGGGTCTGGGTCGACCCGGCCGAGGTGCAGCTGCTCGCTCACAGCGTCGAGGCGGCGGATGCGACCCGGGAGGCCGGGCGCGGCATCGCTGCGGTGGCGCGGGGCCTGGCGCCGCGGCGTACCGGGGAGGGCGCCGCGTCGATCGAGGCGTGGCCGGGCATCGGCCCGGGCGGCCCCCATACCGACGTGTCCTGGGACCAGGACCACTTCTACATGTCGTTTCACGACGGCGGCACCAAGGACCTGCCAGCGCGGCGCTTCATGGCCACCGCGCTGGACCGCTACGTGTTCCTGTGATTCGAAGGAGAGGCGCTCATGGCGCAACGACACAAGGGCCAGCTGGCGCTGGGGCCGGGCATGCTCCGGATCGCCCCGCTCGGCTCGCCGGAGCCGACCGACCTGGTCACGCCGTGGGACCCGGCGTGGACGGAGATGGGCTACACCGCCGAGGGCAGCAAGTTCTCGTACGAGATCGAGACCGGGACGGTGGTGCCGGCCGAGGAGATCGACCCGATCCACGTGGCGATCAACGGCCGCAACCTCAAGGTCGCGTTCGCGCTGCTGCAGCTGACCGCGGCCAACCTCAAGATCGCGATGACCGGCGGCACGATCACCGCCGGCAGCGGGTTCGTGACGTTCGAGCCGCACGCCGCCGGCGAGGAGGAGCGGGTCATGCTCGGCCACGAGTCCGAGGACGGCACCGAGCGGTGGGTGTGGCGTGAGTGCCTGCAGGGTGGCAACGTCGAGCTGGACCGCAAGAAGGGCAGCGATGCGGTCCAGCTCGGCAGCGAGTTCATCCTCGCCAAGCCCGACGCGGGCACCCTGCCGTTCAAGTCGATCCTCGCCGCGCCGACGCGGGCGTGACGCCGATGAGTAGGGAGTACACCTCAGCGGCCCGCCGCGCTGCCGCGACGGCCCCCGCCGTCGACGACCCGACTGGTCTGCTGGCGTGGGTGGGCACCAGCACCGTGCGGGCCCGCCAGGCCCTGGCGCAGCTGGAGGCGGCGCCGCTGCCGGCCGACGCCGACGCCGACCAGCGCGCCGCCCGCGAGCAGTTGGTCGACCAGCTGCTCGACGTCTTCCCGTCCTTCGTGTTGGACGGAGAGCCGTTCCGGGTGATGGGTGAGATGCAGCTGCTCGACCTGTGCGAGCTGCTCAAGCTCACCAAACGCCGCGTCAAGACCGTCGACCCGGCCGCCGTCAGCGCGCTGGCGGACTTCTACGCCGGCGCGCTCGGCGTCGACGAGTACGAGCGGTTCCGCACCTTCGTGCGCGACAACGCGATCGACCAGGACGTCCTCAACGACGTCATGGAAGGGATTGTGGAGGACCTCACCGACCGCCCTACGTCACGGCCCTCTCCATCTGCGAGTGGGCCGTCGACCACTGGGGCTATGTCGAAGGTCGTCTCGCTGTCTGGGCCGCAGCGGGGGGTGGTGCTGCAGCCCGCAGCGGCGCCGCCGGACTTCGCGGCGATGAGCCCGCAGGAGTTCGCGGACTGGCACGCCAACCAGACCCGGGGCGTGACCTCCTTCGGCTGAGCCCGCAGGAGGCGCTGCCGCTGCTGCACGGCCTGTGCGACGAGTGGATGGCTCGGGGCCAGCTGCTGTCCGCGCTGGGCGCACAGCATGACCCGCTCGGCGAGGCGCTCGCCGAGCCCGCCGGCGACACCAGCGACGCCGGGGATGCGGCGACGTCGAGGGCTGAGCGACGTCGGGCCGAGGTGGCCGCGTTCGCGGCCGCCATCCAGTAACCGACGAAGGGGGGTGATCCGGGGTGGCCAGAGTCATCGGGGAGGGGCTGATCCGGGTCCGCCCGGACACCACCAGGTTCGGCGGCCAGACCGAGCGGGAGCTGACCTCGTCTATGCAGCGGGTGGTGTCCCGGCTGGAGGGGGTGCTGTCCCGGCTGGAGTCGGTCGCGACCCGCTCGGGTGAGCGGGCCGGCCGCAACTTCGCCGGCGGCGTCGAGCGCGGTGCCAACCGGGTCCGCGCCGTCCTGCAGGCCGCGTTCGCGGCCGGTCGGGTGGTGGCGTTCGGCGGCGGGCTGGCGTACGCGGGGGCGCAGGCCCTCGCGCTGGCGGCCGCAGTGTCCCGGGCCGGCGGGTCGGTCCTGGCGCTGCCGGCGGCGATGGCGGCCGCCGCGGTGTCCGTCGGCGTGCTGGCCATGGCCACCGCGCACCTGACCGACGCGCTGAGCGCATCTGCCGGCGGCGGTGGCGGTGGCGGTGGCGCGGCCGCGGCGGGCGCGGCGATGCGCGCCTACGAGGCGGGGCAGCGGCGCATCGCCGACGCCCAGCGGGACCTGACCCGCGCCACCCGGGACCTCAACGACGCCCGCCGGGAGGAGGCCGAGCGGATCGCCGCCCTCGCCATGGACGTCGAGGGCGCCGCCCTCGCCGAGGAGCGGTCCAAGATCAACGTCACCGAGGCGGAGGCGGAGCTCGCCGCAGCGCGGGCCGCGGCCGCCAAGGGTGAGCAGGGCGCCGCCGACCGGGTCCGCGAGGCCGAGCTGGCGCTGCGCGAGCAGCAGCACGCGGCGAAGGAGGCCACGGCCCGGCACGTCGAGCTCGCGGCCGAGCAGGCCGAAGCCGCGCGCGTCGGGGTGGAGGGCAGCCGCCAGGTGCAGGACGCGCTGCAGCGGCAGGCCGACGCGGCCCGCGGCGTGGAGGAGGCCAGGCAGGACGCCGCAGACGCCGAGCAGGAGGCATCCACCCGCGCCACGGGCGCGATCTCCAAACAGCAGGAGGCGTACGCGAAGCTCGCCCCCTCTGCCCGGTCCCTCGTCGACACGCTGCGCCGGATCGCGCCGGCCTGGCAGGCCGTCCAGCGCCAGGTGCAGCAGCGGGTGTGGGCCGGCGTCGCCGGGCAGGTCGACGGCCTCTCGCGCACGTACCTGCCGGTGGCCACCACACGGCTCGGCCAGTTCGGCGACGCGTGGAACCGAGCGATCCGCGAGTCCCTCGGCGTCGTCCAGTCGCGCCGGGCGGTAGCAGACGTCGACGCCACCCTCGGCAACGCCGCGATCGCCGGAGACCGGCTGGCCCAGGCGGTCGCGCCCATCGTCTCGGCGCTGATCAGCATCGGCGCGGTCGGCTCCACAGTGCTGCCCGACCTCGGCGGCGGCGTGCTCAACCTCGCCGAACGATTCGAGCGGTGGGTGGCCGCGGCCCGGGAGTCGGGGCAGCTGGAGCAGTGGCTGCGCGGCGGCCTGGAGACGCTGCGGCAGCTCGGCGCGATCGGCGCCAACGTGGTCGGCATCGTCGGGGCGATCCTGCGCGGCGGCGGCGCCGAGGCCGGCGGGGACATGCTCGTCGGCCTGGAGTCCGGCACCCGCCGCCTGCGCGAGTTCCTCAACTCCGCCGAGGGGCAGGAGCGGATCTCGACCGTCCTCACCTCCATCCGGGACGTCGGCGACTCGCTGATCCAGTCCCTGCCGACCCTGGTCGACAACGCCGCCCGGCTCGGCCCGGTGCTCGCCGAGGCCGCCCGGGAGGGCGGGGCGGTCCACGACGCCTTCACGCTGACCGGCCCGATCATCGGGTTCCTCGCCGACAACGTCGACCTGCTCGTCGACGCGCTGCCGGTCCTGGTCGGTCTCTGGGCCGCGTCCCGGGTCGCCCAGACCGGCGCGAACATCGCCGCGGTGGCCAGCCTGCCGATCCGCGCGGCCGAGGCCGCCGCCACGTTCGGGCTGCGCGGCGCACTCACCGCGCACACCGCGGCGCTGACGGCGAACACCGCGGCGACCCGGGCGGCGGCCGGCGCGCAGGCCGCCGAGACCGCCGCCACCAACGGCGGAATCCTCGCGAAGGGCCGCAACCTCGCCGCGACGGTCGCGCAGCGCGTCGCCGCGGTCGCCGCGAACGTCGCCACCAAGGCGTGGGCGGCCGGGCAGTGGATCCTCAACGCCGCCCTGTCCGCCAACCCGCTCGGCCTGATCATCATCGCCATCGTCGCCCTGGTCGCCGCGGTGGTGCTCGCCTACAGGAACTCGGAGACGTTCCGCAACGTCGTCCAGGCAGCGCTAGGCGCGGTCGCGGCGGCCGGCACGTGGATGTGGGAGAAGGCGCTCAAGCCGGCGTTCGACGGCATCGTCGTCGCCGTCAAGTGGGTCGCCTCGATCATCACCTGGTGGTACCAGAACGTCACAAAGCCGACCTTTGATGCGGTCGTCTCCGTGGCGAAGTGGCTGTGGCAGCAGGTCGAGAACAGCTTCGCCGGCTGGAAGCTGATCTTCGAGAAGGTGCGTGGCTGGGTCCGGTCCGCCAAGGACTTCGTCGTCGACCAGTTCACGTCCCTCGTGAGCTTCGTCAAGGGCCTGCCCGGGAAGATCACGTCCGCCGCGCGGGGCATGTTCGACGGGATCGTCTCGACCGCCAAGGGCGGGATCAACCAACTGATCGACGCCTGGAACCGGCTGGACTTCCGGATCGACATCCGGGTGCCCGACTGGGTCCCCGGCATCGGCGGGATGGGCTTCCACGTCGACGACATCATCCCGGACATCCCGCGCCTGGCCGAGGGTGGTGTGGCGCGGGCCCGTCCGGGCGGCATGCTCGCCCAGATCGCCGAGGGCGGCGAGGACGAGGCCGTGGCCCCGTTGTCCGTCCTCGCCACGATGATCAGCCAGGCCGTCCGGGAGGCCCTCGGCGGCCGCGCCGGCGGCGTGCACGTCGACAAGCTAATCATCAAGGCGCTGGGCGACCACTTCTCCTTGCGGCAGGTCGAAGACGAGCTCGCCCTGCGCGGGGTGGGCTGACGTGGCGCTCACCGAGGGACAGGTTCAGCTGCGCGACCTGGTCGTGGGCCCCGGCACGCCGTTCCGGTTCGTCAAGGGCTCGCACTTCAACCCGTTCGCCCGCACCGTGCGGGTCGACCAGAGCGCCGCCCGGTCCTGGGCGGACGGGGCCTGGTCCGGCGCCGAGTGGGCCGAGCAGATCACCGTGCCGATGCGCCTGGTCGTGCTCGCCTCCGGCGCGGCCGAGTACGCCGAACGGATGCACGAGCTGCTAACCGCCTTCGCGCCGAGCCACGTCGACGTCGACCTTCGGTTCGTGATCGGCGGAGTCGAGTACCTGATGCGCGGCCGGCCCCGGATGGTCGACCCCGAGTCCCGGCACATCGACGGGCACACCTTCGTGCAGGCCGCGTTCGTGGCACTGACGCCACGCATCTGGTCCGCAGCCGAGACCGTGCTGTCCACCGGACTGCCCACGTCGACCGGCGGCATCACCTGGGACCCCGGTGGCCTGACCTGGCCCGTGACGTGGCCGGCGGTCGTCTCCACGGGCGTCATCCAGGCCTACAACGCCGGCAAGGTCGACACCTCACCCCGGCTGGTGGTCACGGGCCCCTGCGTGGGCCCCCGCGTGCTGCACACCGGTCTGGGCCGCACCCTCGCCTGGGACATCACCCTGACCGACGGGCAGTGGCTCGACGTCGACGTGGCCCGCCGCACCAGTCTGCTCAACGGCCAGGTGTCCCGGGCCGGGCTGATGACGTCGCGGGAGTGGTTCGAGCTGCCGCCCGGCTGGTCCGAGATCGCGTTCGGCGCCCAGCTGTACGACCCGTTGGCGCTGCTGTCGGTCGGCTTCCGGTCGGCATGGAGATAAGGAGGTAACCCCGGGTGGCGGTAACCGCGATCCCGATCAACGCGTCCGCCGGGTCGCCGGCGTACTCGGCCCGGCAGACCCGGCAGGCCTGGTCCGCGCTGATGATGGCCGGACCGGCGCCGCTGCGCTCCCGGTCCGGGCTGCGACCAGGCGGCGCGCCGACGGTGTCGGTCACGACGACGACCTGGTCGGTGGGTCCGCTTTCCGGCATCGTCGACGCGGCGGTGGCCAGCGTGCAGGGCCCGTACCTGGTGGCCTCCGACGCCACCGAGACCGGCGCGGTCACTGCCGCGCACGCGACCTGGGCCCGGAAGGACATCCTCTACCTGCAGGTCGACGACACCGACGAGGACAGCACGGGGCAGCGCCGCGGCCGGGTGCTGTACCTGGCCGGCACGGCGGCCGCGAGCCCGTCGGCGCCGGCGACGCCGCCCCGGTCGCTGCTGATCGGCACCATCGACGTGCCGGCCGTCGGCGGCGGCAGCCCGTCCTACACCCCGTCGCGGATCTGGGCGGTGGCCGCCGGCGGGATCGTGCCGGTGTCCTCCCAGGCCGAAGAGGACAGCCTGTCCGCCTACGACGGTATGGTGATCGCGCGGCCGGACCAGGGCGTGCTGAAGACCCGTCTGTCCACCACGTGGCGCACCATCTGGCAGCCGCCGGCGGCCTACACCTCGTCGGGCATCACCTACCCCGGGGGATCGTCGGCGATCAGCGGAGACGCCTTGCGCTACCAGATCGACGCCGTCCGGAACGAGGTCGAGCTGCACGGCGGCGTGCAGGCGTCGACCACCTTCACCACCGGCGGCGTGGTCATCGCCACGCTGCCGGTCGGGGCCCGCCCGGGGGCGCTGTCCTACCATGCCGCGCCTGTGGCCTACACCAACCCCAACGAGGGGACGGCCCGGGTCGAGATCGCCACCAACGGGCAGATCAGCCTCTACAGCCGCACCGCCGTGGCGTGGGTACGGCTGCACAAGATCCGCTTCGACCTGCCATGAGCACGCTCGCCGACTTCGAGCTGGCGACGCTGCCGCCGGCCCCGCCCGAGCCGGCTCCGATCGACATCACCTGGTTCGGCTGCGACCTGCGCACCGGCGAGGTGGTCGAGGAACTGCCCGCGCTGACCCCCGCCGGCGCCATCAGCCGGCGGCTGGGCGCCCACACCACCACCGGCTTCAGCCTGCCCCTGCCGGAAGCACCGGACGGATGGGACGCCGCCACCGAACCGGGCCGCACCATGATCGTGGCCGTCGCCGACGACCGGGCCGTGTGGGCCGGCATGGTCCTCACCCGCAAGGGCGGCTCGGCCGAGACGGCGCAGCTCAGCTGCGCCACCGTCGAGGCCTACTTCGACCGCCGCTACACCCGCGACCACACCTGGACCGAACAGGACGAGTCCAGCGTCATCGCCGCCGGCCTGATCGGCGACACCCAGATCGACGGCCTCGGGCTGACCATCGACGCTCCACCCACCGGCACCAGCCGCGACCGCACCTACATCGACGCCGACGACGCCACCGTGCTGTCCCGCCTGCAAGAGCTGATGGGAGTCCAGGACGGACCCGAGTGGACCGTCGACGTGCAGTGGCGCGGCGGAAGCCGCACCGCCGTCGAGCTGATCGCCCGCGTACGCAAGCGCATCGGCGTGCAGGTCGACTCGCCCAACGCCGTCTTCACCTTCCCCGGTGACGTGGCCTCGTACGACCTGCTGGAGTCCTACGAGCAGGGCAAGGGCGCCACCGCCGTCACGGCCCGCGGCGAGGGCGAGGGCGACACCCGGGCCAGCAGTGACAACCAGGTGGCCACCGACCTGATCGCCGCCGGCTGGCCCGCCTTCGAGTACCGCTACACCCCGTCGACGTCCATCACCAGCAGCACCGTCCTCAACGACCACGCCGCAGCCGCGCTGGCGATCCTGCGTCCCGGAGCCCGCGTCTGGTCCCTGCAGGCGGTCGCCTCGCAGGCGCCCCGCCTCGGCCGGGACTGGGCGCTCGGCGACACGGTCGGCATGCACATCATCAGATCCCCACGCCACCCGCAGGGCACCCAGGTAGCGCACCGGGTGTGGGGCTGGGAGTGGGACACCCAAGCCGACCGGATCACTCCCATCCTGGCAGAGGAGGCCTGATGGTCAGCCGCGCCGACCAAGTCGAGACCAGCGCGATCGGGGCGCTCATGCGCAAGGTCGCCAACCTTGAGCGCGCGATACGGGAGCTGCGCGCCGCACGCCGCCTGGAAGCCGCGAGCATCGGCGCCGGCGGCTTGACCATCCGCAGCGGCGGTGCCGCCGTCGTCGAGGACACTGACGGCCGGCGGATCATCCGACTGGGCAAGGTGCCCTTCCCCGACGGCAGCACCAAGCCCGGTCTCGTGGCCTTCCGGACCACCGCCGAGGGCGGCGAGGTGGCCATGAGCCTGTTCGACGGGGTCCTGGCCGTCTGGGACCGGCAGGGCAACATCGTGATGGCCACGGACGAGGTGTCCGGGCAGGGCATCGCCCGACCGTGGCTGCCCGTCACCTGGGCCGGCGTTGACTACACGCAGTGGCCCGGCACCACGAGCGGCACCTTCGGCGTCATCCTGGAGACCCTGCTACCCCGCCAGCAGCCACGCATCTTCCTGCGGCTACGGCACACCACGGACGTGTCGGGCACGACCGGCGAGCTGCGGGTGATGTGCGCCGGCGTCCAGCTCGGCGCAACCGTGCCGGTCAGCTTCGCCGTGAACACCACCGACATCGGACCGGTCGCGCTACCGGACGCCCCGTTCGGGACGACCCTGGGCCTGAGCGTGAACGCACGCCGCACCGCCGGCACGGGAGCTGTCCGCGCGGCGGTGACGGCGTCCTGGACCCAGCAGTCCTAACCCTCGCCGCCCGAGGTGGCCGGGCAGCGCGGGTTGACCCCCACCTCCTGCGGCAGACACCCCATGCCGGGCGGGGGCGGCGGTGCCGGCGCGGCAGGCGGAGTCTCCACCCCGTCCGGGGCGCTGTTGCCGGGCGGCGCCGGCGGCTCGGTGCTCGGCTCCGGGTCGGTGTCGGTCACCTTGCTCCTCGCGTTGGTTCGGGTGTTGCTGCTCTTCGGCGCCGGCTTCGTCTTCTCCGCCGCGGCGGAGGCGGTGGGCTCGGTGGTCGGGCTCGGCGCGGCGGCCGGCGTGACGGTGCCCTCGTCGGACACCTGCCGTACGACGGTCTCCCGGGGCGTACCGGTGCCGTCGCCGAGCTGCGCTCCGGCGACCACGCCGAGCCCGGCGGCGAGCGCCAGCCCGGCGACGCTGATCCCGATGGTGCGGCGGTTCATCGCTTCAGCCTCCTGTGTGGATTCACTACCGACTGTAGGCGGTCGCCGCTCCCCCTGACGTGCCCGAATCCGATTCCCGACCTGCCGACCGGCGGCAGTACGCCGGCCGGAACCAACTCACGACGAAGGGACCACATTGACTTACATGATCGGCACCTACGAGGTGCCGGAGGGCGCGTTCCCCGAGGTGTCCATGGACATCGTGTTCCCGGATCTCGGCAGCTACCCGCTGCGGCTGCGGACTCAGGTGACGTTCGACGAGCTGACCGACAACAGCCCGTCGCTGACGGCGGTACAGCGCCTGGCTCGCAACGTCGAGGCGCTGAACCGGGTCCACGCGGCGCTGGCGGCGGCGACCGACGTCGGCGACGTCGAGATCAGGTTCCGGGCCGGCGCCGACGCGGCGTGGGTCCCGGCGGAGTAGCCGCGGTGACCCGCGCACCCGCAAGCCTGCAAGCCGTCCGCACGCTGCTGCTGACCCACCTGGACGTCGACCCGAAGACCTCGCGCCCGCAGGACCTGGAGCCGGCCGAGGTCGGCATCGTCGGCGACCCGAACCACCGCGGCGGCTACCACTGCGGCTCTGACCGCGTCGACGCCGACGACTATTCCGTCCGAGAGTCCGGTCGGGACAGATCGGGGCTGACCCTCGACGCGTCCGGCCTGGACGTCGGCGAATTCAGCGTGAAGTCTGGCGGCCGCACCCACACCCTGCAGACGTTCTCCGTCTGGTGCGCGCAGCAGTGCGCGGCCGGCATGGCCGACACGCGGGACATCAGGGAGATCATCTATTCCCCCGACGGCAAGACGGTCAAGCGGTGGGACCGGCTCGGCAAGCGCAGCACCGGCGACAGCTCCCACCTCTGGCACACCCACTTCAGCTTCTTCCGCGACTCGACCAAGGCGGGCCGGGACCAGACCCCGCTGTTCCGCCGCTACCTGACCGAAATCGGCCTGATCAAGAGCGAGGACATCATGGCGAGCATCGACGAGCTGCGGCAGGTAATCCGGCAGGAACTGGCCCAGGTCGGCCCGGCCGTGATCGCCACGGACCAGGTGCCGGCCGCTCGGCCCCCCTACGCCAACTCGGACTACGGCGACCCGGCCAACGCCAAGGTCGGCAACAAGTTCTGGTCGCTGGGGTACGCACTCCAGACCATCACCGAGAAGGGGCGGGCCACCGCCGCCGAGGTGGCGGCGATCCGCGCCGAGCTGGCGGACATGGCCGGCCGGGACCTCGTCGACGCGCCGGAGATCGTCGCCGGCGTCCTCGCCGGCCTGTCCCCGCAGCGCCTCGCCGAGGCGCTCACGGCCGCTGGCCTGACCCCGGAGGCGATCGCCGCGGCGGTGCCGCCGGACATGGCCCGGCAGGTCGTCGACGAGCTGTCCGCCCGCCTCGCCGCGCAGGGCTGACCGTGGACCCCACCGTCCTGACCGCGATGATCGGTGCCGGTGGGGCAATCGCCGGCGGCGCGGTCGTCGGCCCGGTCGTCGCGCACCTGCTCGGCCGGCGGGTGCGCACGGCCCAGGCCAACCAGCAGGAAGCCCACGCCGAGCAGCTGCGCGCCGACGCCGACCGGATCCGCCAGGACATCTACCAGGAGATCACCCAGGACCTGCGCGCCGAGCTCCAACAGGTCCGGGGCGCGTTGCAGGATGCCCGGCAGTCGTTGGCGACCACGTCGGCGGAGGCCGAGCGGCTGCGGCAGCGGGTCGTCGCCCTGGAATCGCGCATCGCGCAGTTGGAGCTGACCGAGCAGCACCTGTCAGCCGAGCTGCGCGCCACCCAGACCGAGCGGGACCAGCTACGGATCAGCCTGGCCGGCCGGGACGCGACGATCACCGCGCTGACCGCCCAGATCGGCGACCTGAAAGCGCAGCTGGCCGGACTCCAGTCGCCGGCACCGCACGCCTGACCCCTGCCCGACCTCACCGGCCCGGACCCGTCGCGGTCCGGGCTTCCTGTATCCCCACCTGGTCCAAGGAGGATCCGATGTTCCGTACCTACGGCAAGGCCGTGGTCGCGTTGGCCATCGCGCTGCTGACCGCGCTCGCCGCCGCCCTGACCGACGGCCACGTCACCGCACCGGAGGGCGTGCAGATCGCGATCGCGGTCACCACCGCCGGCGGCGTGTGGCTGGTCCCGATCGTCCCGCAGTACCCGTGGACCAAGACCGGCATCGCGATGCTGCTGGCCGTGCTCAACCTCGCCGTGACCCTGATCAGTGACGGGATCACCCTCGCCGAGGCGGTCAACCTCGCCCTGGCCGGCCTCGGGATCCTCGGCATCGCGGCCGCGCCGGCGCGCAGTCTGATCGGACGCGCCGGACTGTAGGATCATCGCGCGGCGCATGCCTGGATGGATCCCCATCGCTGCGCCGACCAAAGCCGCAGGCGGCCCCCGCTCCCCCCTGTCAGGGGAGGGTGGGGGCCGCTTCGTCGTGTCTGTCACCCCGAGTTCAGCCTTACGGCGACCTCGGTGAGCAGTGCTGGGGGAGCCGCCGCCGCAGAGTCTCGACAACCGAACCGGCTGTACTGACCTGGACGGTGAACCGGGGCGGAGTGAAGCCGGCCCTCACCATCGCGGCGTGGGCGGGAGATCTCCCCGGCCTCAACTAGTAGCGCGAGGTCCGGGGCGTTGACGGTTTAGACGGCTGAAGATGTAGGCGCGACCGGTGCCGCGGTGATCGGTCACGGATCCCCGCTCAGGATCTCGACCAGCCGGGCGAGGTCTTCGGGGTTCATGGCCCGCCGGAGGGAGTCGGCCACCCGCCCCGGTGAGGAGACGACGATGCGGGGGTGGCGCCAGCCCATCTGCCGGGCGGCGGCGTTCGCGGTCACCTCGCCGGCAACCACCCGCTCCGCTAGTTCCGGCGCATCGCGCTTGAGTCGAGCAAGGACTTGATCTTTCCGATCCGGCTTCAAGCTTGTGTCACAAGCTTGAAAGCTGCTCGACCGGCGGTCGCCTCCTGGGCTACTCGCTGCAGGAACCTCGGCACCCAACAAGAGCTTGACCTCCTGTCGCATGCCTTCCATCCGTGACGCCACCTCCGGCAGGCTCTCGTGAGGATGCCGCAGTTCGAGGATCTTCGGCAGTTGATCAGGGTCGTAGCCCAGCCCGTACGGGGCCTTGGCCTCCACGAACTCACGGAAGCGACCCTCGTAGGAACGGCCATGCCCGTCCGTCACCCGCTCCCAGGTGCGGTCCTCAACGATCGCGGCCAGCAGGTCCATAGCCCCGGCCGGGGACGCGCCGTCGCGGTGCAGCGCCTCGCCGGCGCGGTGCACGCGGCGTTGCTCCTCGGACATCTCCGGGAACGACACCTCTCGCTTGGTGGTCATGCCCCCGACACCTGCGAGCCGAGCAGAGCAGCGGCCGCCTGCAACCTTGCCTGCGCCTGCTCCAGCGTCCATGCGTCCCCGGCGCGCACCCCCGCTGACGTGTTCACCGCCGCAGTCGCCCGGCTGATCCTCTTGCGGTACTCCGGGTCCTTCGGCTTGATGTCCAGCCGGTACAAGTGGGTCTTGATCAGGTCTGCGGTCCGGCGGTTTGTCTCTTCGATCTGTTCCTTCTCCGTCAGCGGGATCGACATCTGCCCGGAGGTAGAAGGCGTCGGCGTCGGCGCTTGGACGACCGGCGCCTTCGTCAGCAGCCCCATGGCTTCGGCGAACCTTTTCAGGGTCGTAGCGTCGTCTACTGCGCCGATGCTGTGCTTGACCGCCCGGATCAACGTCAATTCGTCCGCGTCCAGCTCCGCGTCGTTGCTCAACGCCCGAGCGTCGGTGGCGTAGGCGGTCTCGACCCAGCCGAGCTGTTCGATGGGGTTCTTCCCGCCGTCCCCGCGCTCTTCGCTCTGGTCTCGGCGGTCACGCTCCCGCAGTCCCTGCTCGGACTCGCCGCGCATGAACTCGATGAACCCCTTCATCGCGGGGTCATCGGGGCAGATGACCCTGCAGGACTGGGTGCGCCCGTCTACACCCTTCCAGGTCCGTAGACCCCGACCGACCAGTTGCATCAGGTGCCCCCAGTCGCGGTAGTGAGTGAGGATCCCCACCACGGTGATCTCGGGGCAGTCGTAGCCGATGAACGCCTTGCGGACGGTCACGAGCACGTCAGCACCCCGAGTGCGGAAGTCACGCAGGGCACGCTCGGCGTCCTCGCCGTCGTCGGAAACCGAGATCATCAGCCGCAGCCCGGGGTACTTGTGCTGGAGGTAGTCGGCGACCCGACGTGCCTCGTTCTGCTCCATACAAGAGATCAAGCCCCTGTAGCCGGGATGCACCTTCTGCTTCTCCCGGACGGCTTCCACGACGCCGTCCGCGATGGGCTGCCATACGTCCGGTTTGCGGACCACGTCACGCAGGTCTTCCCCGTTGACCGACAAGTCGTACTCGACGGCGGTGTTGTCGACGTACTTGAACCGCACCCGGGCGTCGTACATGACCGCTTCGAACCGGCGCAGGTAGCCCTCCGCGATACCGGTGGCGTACCCCGCTTCAGCGTGGTGCACGAGCTTCCGCACCCCGTCCTCGTTCTCCGGCTCGTAGTCGGCGAGGATCAGCGGCTTGTCGTCGGACCGGTAGGGGGTTCCGGTCAGGAGCAGGGTGTGGGCGGCATACTGGTGGAGTTCCTTCATCCACCGTCCGGCGGCGGTGCCGCCGGTAGCGTCGTCCTCCCGCGCGGTCCCGCAGAACTGGGCTTCATCGGCGACCAGAAGGAAACGTCCCCGATGCCTGGCCGCCCAGTGGTCGATGTAGACGTCGGGCGACTTCACCAGGGCCGAGTAGGTGGCGACGATCCCGACACCCTTCGTTCCCGGCGGCGTCAGCGGGGACCGGTTGGGAACGTGCCGGATCATCCCCAGCCGCCGGGAAGGGTCGAACAGTTGGTGGTCGCCGCCGAACTCGTTGCCAGCCTCGTCAGGCTGGTCCAGACGGAACATCCAGGAGGTCTCGCACTGCTTCGCGAGCACGATCCGTGGAACGAAGATGGCCGCGTAGTCGATGAGCCCTTCCCGGTGCAGGTACGTGGCGACCGCCTGGTAGGTGAGGGTCTTGCCCGATCCAGGGCTCGCCAGCACCACCGTGGTGTCCCGGCCCGAGGAGAAGCCGTCCAGAACGCTCTTGACAACCTCGGACTGGAAGGGGCGGGGCGTGAACTTGTCGTGGTAGGCCACCGACGTGGCTCCCTTCTTGAGGTTGCAGGCAGGGCAGAGGGCTTGGCCGTTGTCGAGTTCTGTGACTCCGCCGCGGGAGTGCGCGATCTTGTGGTCTGCGTGCCAGCCTTCCTCCAGCTCGGCGCCGCATGCGCCACAGACGCCGTCTGCGGATGCGTAGAGCAGGTTGTGCTGACGGGTGGTGAACCTGCGTCGGGGGTCGAGGGATGGGTCCACCGGCGGCTCCTCTGCGCATCACGGTGATATTCCGATGTGGACTCTAATGCACAGGGGGTAACGGTTTTTACGCGCGGGCCCCGAGGTCCTGTCGGGCCGGAGTCGCAATGACCTGGTGATCTTGGATGCGAAAGCCCGATCGGGCTGGCGCCGAAGCCCCGCAAGATGATCAACGGTGAGTTACGGATATCACTGGACCGATGGCTCAACGGCGACGCCCCCGTTGGCTCCGCGGCGGGGGCGCTTCGTCGCGTCCAGGGTCAGCCCACGCCCTGCGCGGCGCGGGCCTGCTTCCACCGCTTCGCCGTGGACAGGCTGGCGTCGGTCGACTGAGCCAGCTCCGAGCCGGACGGTTCACGGCGCAGCTCCCGAGTGAGCCGCTCGTGTGCCTGGGCGAGTTGGTTCCTGTCCACCCGGCGGCGTGGTGCCCGGTTCCCGCCCCGGCTCGCCCGGCGCGGCTCATCCCTGGTGCGGGCCGGCTCCTGCGCCCAGGTGGGATGCCCACTCGCCGGCGGCCAGCGACAGGCGGGTGCCGGCCGGCACGGTCAGCGCGGTCACCGGCCGCCACCCACGCCCGTCGCCTGCGCCAGCGCGAGCAGGTGCCTGTCCGGCCGGGGCACGCCGGTCAGCACGAGGCCCAGCGCGCTCCGCCCGGCCGGCCGCATCCGCACCTCGGCCGGCGCCAGGCGGTCGGCTTGGAGGAGTAGGCCGCCCGCCCCGACCGGATCGCCGCTGTGCATGTACGCGCCGGCGACGTCAACCAGGTGCGCGGCCCGGTGCTCGATCGGCAGTAGCCGCCACGCCAGCCCACCGACGAACGCCTCATGCAGGTCGACCGCCCGCCGCCCGTCCCCGAGCATCGCCGCGGCGGCGACCCGGGCGGCGTCGACCGCCGCCCGATCCGGGCTGCCCGGGGCGGTCACCTCGGCGGCGTCGTCGAGCATCTCGGCCACGGTCTGCCGGTCGTCCGCCTCGGCGGCGGCCAGCGCGGCCTGGACGAGGGCCGCCGCGCACGCGGCCCGCTCGGCGGCCGTGCCCGCCTCCGGCTCTAGCGGCGCGACCTGGTGGGCGGCGATGACGGTCGTCTCGAACGCGGCATGCTGACGGCCGGCGGCGCGCAGGGCCTGGCCGAGCGGCACGGCGGCGACCGCCGCCAGCACCGGATCGTCGCCGGCGACGGCCAGGCACCGATCGGCGGCCAGCCACGCCAGATCGGGTGCGCCGAGCTTCACCAGCAGCTGCGCGGTGATCCGGTATGCGCCGACGAGCAGTTCGGCGGCGTCGACGCCGGGCAGCCGGTGCCCGTCGACGAGCAGCCGGGGGACCCGGCGCAGCAGCTCGGCGTACCGGCCGTGGCCGTAGGCCGCGCTGGCGTGGGCGACCCGGGCCCGGTAGCCGGCCGTGTCGGTCAGGGCATCCGGGCGGGGCAGCAGCGCGGGGTGCCGGGTCAGCGCGTCGCGGACCACGTCGACGCCGCCGGCGGCCGGCTCCAACTCGGCGTCGGCGCGCGGGATCAGCACGTCGGGGTCGATCCGCAGCACGGCCGCGATGTCCCGCAACGTCGACACCTTGTCCAGCGACCGCACACCCCGCTCGACCTTGTCCACCCACGACTTCGACCTGCCGAGCCGATCGGCGAACACCTGCTGCGACATGTTGCGCTGCGCCCGCCAGTACGCGACCCGGCGGCCTATCGGCAGGTCATCCACGGGGCACGCTCACCGGGCCGGTCATCATCTGGGCGATGATCCGCGCCGAGTTGGCGTTCGCCCACGGCCAGCACCGCTTCGGGGTGCGGCAGATCGGGCAGCGGCCGTCGCGCTGCCGGTGGGCGTCGAGGTCTTGCTGCCATGCGGGGGTGGTGTCCACTGCCTGGGTCACTGGTCGGCCCTGCCGTAGGTGGTCTCGTGCCCTCGCGTCATCGGGACGGTCGGCATGATCTCGGTGGGCTCGCAGTGCCACGGTGCCCCGCTGGCCGTGTACGCCCCGGTCTGGCGCTCGTAGACGGTGGCAGGACCGGTCTGGTCCACCTGCGTGCACTGCCGGCGACGACGCCAGAACCGCCACACCACGGGTCGCTCCCCTCGTCCGATCGATGGACGAGGGCGGACCGTTCGCATGCCGCACGTCCAGGAACGGACAGTAGGCGTGCGGCTACCAGAGTTGCATGACGGCGCGGGGCACTACCCCACAGCGGGGTAGTGCCTCACACCACCCCTACCCGCTCGGCGATGACCCGCAAATCCTGCCGGGTCGTCGGCGTTTCCCGGGTCAGCAGCTCCCGCACCGTCGACCGCATCAGCACGTTCAGCCGGGAGTCCTCCGGCGCAACCCGGTCGGCGCGCAACAGCATCGTCGTCGCCGCCACGTCCTCCCGGCGCACGGCGTACGCCCGTGCCAGGTGCACGAGGTGCGCGTGTCGGCGCTCGATGGACGATGACCGGTCGACGTCGATGCGTTCTCCGACCCGGACCGCTTCTCCCGGCTTGGACAGCTCCAGGGTGGCTGCGGCCCGGTGGATCGCCGCGTTCGTCGGGCCGAAGAACAACCAGTGGTGCTGCGTCTCTCCCGTCCGGCGGGCCAACTCGTCTGCCCGGTCGAGCACGGCGAGGGTGCGTCGTTCGTCGCGCAGCCGGGCGTACTGGATGCCCAGCAGCAGATGCAGCCCACCGAGGACGGACAGGAGCACCGGGTCGTCGTCGCCGCTCTGTTCGAGGTCGGCCACGGCCTCCCGGCATGTCTCCACCGACTCTTCAGCGTGCCCCCGGTTCGACAACACCTGTGCCTGGTTCCAAGCCGACGCGGCGCGGTACGTCGGGTCGTCGGCGTCGCAAGCTGCGGTGAGACCCCGGTCGGCCGCGAGGATCGCTAGTTCGCTGGCACCCACCCGTTTCGCCCACGCGCGCACCAGCAGGTGCAGATCCGCGGTGATCCTCAGCGCGTCGCGCCGCTCGTTCCCTTCGAGGCTGGCGACGGCGGCCCGGGTGCCGTGGATCAGGCCGGGCAGCATCGGCGCGGTGTGCGTGTACCGCTGCCTGGACTGGGTCCACGTCGCCCATGCCAGGTCCACACCGGCGCGCAGCTCGTCGACGCTGGGCGGCCTGTCGACGATGGGCCGGTAGGCGTACAGGGCGGCCCGGATCGGGCGCACGCTCTCGTGCTCGGCTGGATCGTCGGGCAGCGCACCGACCGGCATCCCGGTGAGCTTGTAGAGGTCGCGGACGCGCAGGATGCGCGCGATCTCGATCCAGTCGCCGAGGCTGGTGACGGCCCGTTCGCCCGACTCCCACTTCCGCCAGGCGCTGACTGTCACCCCCTTCAGCTGGGCGGCAACCTCTTGAGTGAGGCCGGCGCGTTGCCGGTAGAGCTTGATGCGCTTGCCGGGCGGCATGGGGTCAGTGCGCTGGTCCATGTAGTACCTCCTGCACGAGGTCCTGGGGCTGGCCTTTCCGACGGTACTCGCCGCCGTGGATGCGGGTATCCTGGACGCGCTGCGATGAGCGAGGGGGACCCGGGCTGCACCCTGGGTCCCCCTCGGCGCATCCGGGCGGTAGGACCTCTGTTCGTCCTGAGTGGCCATTAAGGGGGTTCCCATAACGATGATCGCCGCTGGACGGTAACCGCCTATCGCATACCCGTTCACTATCTGCGATTTCCGGAAGTTGACCATTCCTTTTAGCTGATCACGTAGTTGAGACTCCCACGCCATGGAAACGTGGGGAAGATCCAAAGGGGCTGACCGACCTCCCGAAGCCGGTCGCGCGGAGATCAAGTTTGTTGTCGGGGGCGCTGTGTCGCTGACCACCGCGGGGATGGCCAGCGCGTACGAGCACTACTTCGGGGTCGCGCTCGCGGTGGGCGCGTACGCGATCCTGGCGGCGGGCGTCGTGATCGGTGGCTGCGGCTGGGCGTTCTGCTGCGTGGTGGGAAGAACCGAGCGTCGGATCCGCAGGGAACTCGCCAACGAACGGCAGGACATCCTGGACCGGCTGGACTGGCTAACGGGCCAGGTGAGCGGCATGAGCGCAGCGCTCGTCGCGCAGCAGGGGGTACGGGCAAGCGGGCGCGCGACCGGGCAGCTCTACGTCTCGCGGGTCGCCGGCCCGAACCCCGTCGACGCGGACACCATCGGGCTGCCGAGCGGCGGGCTGCGCGTGGCCGGCACCGAAGTCGACGCGAGCGAGGCGGCCCGCGTCCAGTGGTACGCCGAGGGGTACGTCGACGGCATCGCCCGCCGGATCCAGGGCCCCCCTGGGGACTGAGTTCCCCTACCTCTCCCCTAGAAGAGGTCAGGCCCCCTCAGAAGAGGGGGCCTGACCTGCGGCGGAGTAAATCCGCCACTGGGGTGACTGATGGGAATTGAACCCACGACAACCGGGACCACAACCCGGTGCTCTGCCAACTGAGCTACAGCCACCATGCGCTCCGCTCCGGCGGGACCGGGCGGCGTGCGGACTAATAATAGCCACACGCCCGCCTCCCACGTCCACCGGGATCCCTGCCCCCATCCCGCCCGAACGCGTCGACGGGAGATCTTGGCACGAAACACCCCCGGGGGGCCGTTTCGTACCAGAATCAACGATATGTGCGCCCGTCGCTACGGGGTGGCGATGGTCGGATCCGCGCCGGGGTCACCCTCCCGCTGCAACTGCTCCTCGAACATGACGAACGTCCGCCGCCTGACGCCCTGGACCAAGGCCCGCTCCTCTGCGGTCAGAGCACGCCGCTCAGCGGCAGCAACATCCTCAATGGCCCGCACAGTCTCGTACAGCGCGAAGATCGGCCCTTCGCCTCGCAGATAGTAACCGCGGTAGGCCTCCACCTCCTGAACGAAATCTTCCTGGGAACACGTGAAGATTTCACCACCGACCGCAAAGACTATTTCCGCAAATAGCTCGTCTTCCCTGCTCCACCCGCCATCATCTATGGAAACTCGCCACACGCAAACTCCACCATCAGGCGACGATACGATCTTCACCGGCGATGCGTAATATCTGAAATATGAAGGAAGGACGAGGCCGGGCGTAGGATTCATAAACTTTCCTATAAGGTGGAGATTAATGCGTTCCAGAAGAGTTCCTGCTGGCGCCTGATGATACCACCGGCAATCGCCGATTCTCGCGTCGTCAACACCCGACCCTCCTCAAGCGCCAGAGCCTCGATGTCTCGCTTGACTTCGAAGAGTGAATGCTCCCAAACGGCCACCTCGTCCAACGCAGCCAGATGCAGCCGAAACTCCGCCACATGACCATTGGACAACCTGAGCAACAATTGAACGTCGCGATAACCGCTCCTCTGCGGATTTCGGAAACGGTCGTTGAACTCTACGATCCGCACCGTAGGGTGCTGTCGCAGCCGGTCGAGGGCTCGATACAGATCGTCAAGCGAATCGAACTCGACCTTTGCCGCGGCAAGATCAGTCAGCCGCGAAGCCTCCCCCTTGTACTTCTTGATCTTGTCTTCGGCGCGCTGCCTACCCTTGGGCTCGGCCCGCCAGCCCGCCACGCCAACCGAGCGATCACCCTCGTACGCAAGTTGCTGCGCGAGCACGATCAACTCCTGTTGCGCGACCGCTGCCTCCCGATAGAGGTTGTCAAGGTACTCGGACTGGTATCTGGTATCCGTTCGGCGGACATAGTCGAATCCTGGCTGGACCGCACCACCCGCCTCTGGCGCGACGCTCTCACTGACCCTCCGCTGCTCTTCGGTAAGAGGCGTTGGCTCCGGTCTCGATACGCCCGAGTCCTGGGGAGGTTCGCCCATTTCTTCAACCTCATCCACCACAGACTGGAGCACTTCGACGGCCTGCGGGTGACTTGCCAGGTGGTGCAGCGTAACCGGGCGCGCAATCAACGATCTGGCCAACTCCGGCGTCGCCAGGATCAGCCTCACCAACCTCGGGTCCGCCACCAACTGCTTCACCAGCGTCTCGGCCAGACATGGTGCACTGTCCGGTGGAGACTGCCATGTCTGGTCCAGCATGCGTCGGACGCGGCGGTCCTCAAAGAGCGCGGACAGATCCTGCGCTGCCACCTCGGTCAGCTGCGGTACGAGTCTCCGCAGCGTCGGACCGTCCATTTCTGTCGCCAGTTCAACCGGCGTAACACCCGCACTGAAGATCTGGTCAAGATCAGAGTTGGCCGCCACGACCCTTCGCGGAGAGATCCCACGCGACCTCAGGATCGTTCGCGCCTCTTCGCGGCTGCGGCGGACCTGGCCGTCCGCGAGGCCCGATTCAATCGGACCTCGCGGGGGATTTTCGCCGGGGCCACCGGTGCCATCCCCCTGCGCCGGCACTGGATCGGGCGAACCAGGGCCTTCGAGCAGGTGCATCCGGTTGACGTACAGCTCGTCGTCCGTGGGGTCGTCGGGGCCGGGCCGCCGCTCCCGGGACCGGTCCTCCGGCTGCGGCCGTTGCCGCTGCTCCGTCACCTCTGCACGCTGGCTGAACTGTCCCGGCCCGACCCCGGCGAACGGCATCGGACGCCCGTCCGGCCCGAGGACCAGGGCGTCGATGCCGGTCACGTTGTGCGGGGCCGGCAGCCCGCTGTGCATGTAGATCGGCATGTCGGACACGATTCCGCTCTGCGGATCCAGGTAGAGCACGCCGCCGTTCTGGTTGAGCGCCACCCAGGCATGCGACCCGCCGCCCTCGTACGTGGTGATGAGGAACGCGTAGCTGCCGTGCCCTCCGGCGCGGAGCTGCCTCTCGACGCTGCCGAACCCCCGGTTGACCACACTCCACCTGTCGTCGGCGGGAGTGCCGTCGTCGGGGTCGACGAGCTTCTGGAAGCGCCCGCCGGTGGCGTCCTCGACGCGCCCCGGGCCGCCGAGCTCGCCGCCGAGCGGCCGGCTGATGTCCCCTGCGGCGTACGCGTCGAAGGTGCGGGGCGCGGAGACCCGGGGGCGACCGTGCATCCACGTCTCGTACAGGGACAGGGTGCAGTCCAGGCAGTTGATGCCCCGGGTCGGGTCGGCGGCCGGCCCGCCGTCGTTGGCGAGCCGGAACCAGCCGCCCCGTCGGGGGTCGGCGGTGCGTAGGACCCGCCCGCCTGCGTCGCGGGGCATCGCGCGTTCGAGGTCGGACTGGTGCAGCGCCAACGGGGGCCGGAGCCCGCCCCACTGCCCGTACCGGCGGGACCGGTCGATCGGCGGCGGGTGGTCGTCTCCGGTCAGCGCCGAGGGGCCGTCGGTGTCCACCTCCCCGACGACGAGCGACGGGTCGTCCGTGTTGATCGAGTAGAAGTCGAGGGGGTCGCTGACCTCGACGAACTGCGGCGTGACCGTGCCGGCGAGCACCGCGTCGGCCAACTCCCGCGACTCGTGGGCGGCCCGCTCGTCCGCCACCGCCATCCGGTGCCACGACGTCGCGAGGTAGTCCTGCCCGCGGTGCTTCAGGCTGAGCGCGTAGGCGGCGTACTCGCTGGCGCGTCGCTGGAAGAACTCGTACCGGGAACGTAGCTCCTGGGAGTCGTCGTATCGCCGGTTGTCCTCGTGCAGGGCACGCTGCTGGTGGAAGCGGGCCTGGTAGCGATGCCGGTCGTATGCCTCGCGCTCGGCCCGCTGCCTGGCCTGCCACTCGGGTGACCTGCGCGGCGGCGGGACGGGATGATCCGCGGACCGCGACCGCGGATCCAGCGAGCGCAGCAGCGGAAAACGGGGCGTCGGCGGGAGCGGGCCGTCGTGTCCGGGGGCCGCCGGCCTGGCCGTGCCCGCCGGGCCCGTGCCGACCGGCGGCGGGGTCACCGGGGGCGGCGCGACGGTGCCGCTCGTCGAGGCCGGCAGGTGGGGCGCTGTCGGAGTCCCCGGCGCGCCGCCGGTGTGCGGCACGCCGCCGTCGGCGACGGTGGCAGCGGCGACGGGCGCGGGCAGGGCGCCGGCTCCCCGCGTGTCGAGCTGCGGTGGCTCGACCGGGGCGACCGAGGACAGCGTCGGGCTGACCGTCGCGCGGGAGATCCCCGGCCCGTCGGTCGCGCCGGGCGTGGCCGACGACTGCGCCGACGACTGCGCCGCAGGCTCCGTCGGCGCCTCCGCCGACGCGGTCGGCGCGTGGCCGAGGTGGCCGCCGTCGACCGGGCCGGCGGCGTGGGCGGCCACGAGCGACGACTCGGGTAGGGACGACGGGTGGTGCGTCCGCAGCGCGTCGCCGGCCGCCTCGACCGTGGCCGGGGCGGCCGGGCCGGGATCCGGCCCGGCCGCCCCGAGGACCGGGACGACGGCGCCGGGCCCTCCCCCGTCGCGCGGCAGCGGGACGGGGGGACGCTCCGGGCCCGCGCCGAGGGTGCCGTCGATCGGGGCCGGAGCGGGCGTCGCATCGGTCGGGGCCGGGGCGAGCGCGCCGAGGTCGGGTGGGGCGAAGGACGCCCCCGCGAGAGCGGCCATCCGGCCGTCGAGGCGATGGTGCAGCGCCGCGTCGGTCTGCGCGGTGGTCGACCCGGTGGCCCCGGACGCGGCGGCCCGCGCCGCGTCCTCCAGCGACACCAGGCCCTGCCCGGTGGCGAGGTTGGCCGCCTGGTCGGCGATCATCTCGCCGGTCATCTCCCGGCCGAAGTGCTCGCCGACCCGGGCCGCCCGGCCGGTCGCGTGCCGCCCGAGGCCGGCCAGCGGCGCCGCCGCCCCGCCCGCCAGGCCGCCGAGCGCGGACATCCCCGCGTCGGTCAGGTCCAGGCCGTGCCGACGGCCGGTCGAGTTCTGGTACGCCTGCGTGGCGAGCGTGATCCCCGACTCCTCGGCTGCCTCCTCCAGCCCGCCGCGCGCCGCCTTGCGGGCGAGGCCGCGCATGCCGCCCTCGGCCACCCGCTTGGCGGCGCGCTCGCCGGCCTCCTTCAGGCCCTGCTTGAGGGTCTTGCGGGCGAGCTGGGCCAGCAGCTTCTTGAAGATCTGCTGCACGACGAAGCGACTGGCGGCGATCGCGGCACCGGCGGCGGGCGAGGCGGCACCGGCGGTGAGCACCGCCGCCACCGCGAGGGAGAGCAGCTCGACGACGAGGATGCCCAGCTCGATCCAGACTTCGAGCTTGGCGCCCTCGATGTCGCAGCCGCACTCCTCGACGAGCCGGCCGAGGTCACCGCTGACCGCCAGCAGCACCGGCAGCGGGGCCTCGTCGCCCTCGGCCACCCGCTTCCAGGCCGCGTCGAACGCCTCCGCGACCGCACCGATCCCGCCGTACCCGCTGCGGACCTCACCGGCGGCGGCGACCGCGTCGGCGCGCGGACCGGCGAGGGCGTCGGCCACGGCGTACCACTGGTCGGCGAGGTCCCAGACCGCCTTCTCGTTGCCCTCCGGCCACTCGACCCCGATCACCCAGTCGAGCGCCTCGTAGACCCAGCCGGGCAGCTCCCAGGGCGCGTAGTCCAGCGGGTGCGGGATAGGGCTCGGCAGCAGGGTCAC